ATCACCATTCGCAAACGAGCTGCGCCTGCCCTTCAGTTCCTTCAGATACTTCACGTTGAACCATGAGTCAGGCTCCGAAGTCTCCGTGGAGAGCAGATTCATCAGATTATCCTGCGCCATCCACCCGAAGAATTCACCCTTCTGATAGTTGTGCACGCTCACATTTGGATCGAGCAGCAGGCAATAGGGATCAATATTCTCAACCCTGTTACCATCATAGATCAGCTCCGTCGATTCATGCTTAATCGGCGCTCCATCAATCATGTTCTTCCTGAGAACCATCCCATACGTCCGCTCCCATAGCGGAGCCACGGCTCCAATCCCGTACGCCAGGGAGTCCCTGAACCACGTGTGCAGTGCCAGGCCGATCTTGGACCGATAGCACTGATACTGGACCGCCGCCTCCATCATGATGGAGCCGATCACATCCTCCGGACCCCTGCCCTCAAAGCGGAAGATCGGATCCTGGATGAATGCACCTACCAGATACGTGAGCAGGGTCTCCAGCATCGCATACGAATATGGGAACACAATGGTGATGGGCTTCTTGTCATCCTTCGACTTCAGATTCCGCTCTTTCTCCGTCGGCACCACAAACGCAGTAAGGGTCTCGTCAATCTTCTGCCATGACTTGAAGCGTGGAGTAATCGTATCCCTGGCCACACTCGCACGCTCAATCAGACGTTGCACGAGCTTGCGGTGCAGATCCGATGACGGACGCAGATCCAGTGACCCCGGATATTTGTATCCTAAATCCTTCGTATACCCTGAGAACGAGCCACCTGCACTCGTCTCGCCCTGCACTATGTAAGCCATGCTATCCCTTTCGAGCGGTCAAGTTTTGACCGCTCAGGTTGCGATTATGCCATTCGCCCGAAGAGCTGCGAGGATATCTAGTACCGCAGCACGAGCCTCAGAATCAATAGTGCCGCCGCCAATAGGATCAGTAATAGCGGCCTGAGTAACAATGGGATTCTCGGGCGTGCCATGAGTGTGATCCTCCCTCGCATATCGGGCGGAGGTACCGACAGCTGAGTCGAGGCCGTACAGTTTCTCGTCGGCCACAGTCAGGGGACCACCAGGTACGACCGACAGATCATCCGCGCGGACCAGTTCATTGGCGCTGGAGGGCACGGTTTCCAGCACAGCCTGTCCCTCTCCCCGGAATGCAGAGAAGTTAACGTCATCATAGAGAAGAGGCCCAACTGAGCCATGCCAGTAGCGTTTGAGAGCCATTCAGTTTGCTCCACAGACGATAGACACGAGCACATAATAGTGCTGAGTGCCTGTGTCTATGCGAATGACAGAATCCCTCACAGATCCATTCCTTTAACGCTTCTGACGGGGGCATGAGAATTTGATTTCCTGCACCTCAGACTCCATCCTAGACATATCGCGCGTATGCTCAGCCAGTTTATCCGTGTTGATGCGAATCTGTACTGCGGCTACATGGAATTCTTCCTTCAGGTTTACCACGCCGGAGGATATTGTTCTAAATTCTGGGTAAATGAGAGTCAGGACCAGTGTGATTCCAAGCGCACAAGCAGCCGACGCCACTCCCAGTCCCCACTTCCAGAAAGTTGTGAACATCTTGTGCTCTCCACAGAAGGAATTTTCGCCACAGCTCCGGCGCCTCTCTGGTCCCGTGTAGACCTCTTCCTGCTCCATCAGAGTGATCTCCAGTTATCAAGAGGTTTCTCGTAAGTTCTGCGTAGCTCCTCAAACTCATCCTCCGGTGGGAGATCGTTCGCCCGGAGTTTGCCAAAATAGCGCTCGCCAATGTCCATCATGTGGACGAACTCGGACAGGGCGTCAGCTACGTCCTTCATCTTCGTACGGGGCATTGCTGAGAGTTGGGCCTCCAAAGTCGCACAGCAGGCCATATTGTGATAGACCAAGCCCTGCCTGTAGTAGGGAACCATGGAAAAGATCCGCTGATCCTTAGATTCCGCTCCCTTTCCTCCACGCTCCTTCAGTTCCACTAGTTCAAAGAACGTTCCTCTCCGGTGCATCTCGTTTCTGAGTGGTTGCATGATGAATTCATTGAGCGAGGTCATTTTTACACCGATGACTTTGGCACCCAGGCGAAAGCACATTGAAAAGATCTCGTCATACAACTGATCTGGGAGGAACTTTCCCTGTACTACATCCCCCACGAAGATCTTGTTGGACTCTAGATCGAATCCCACACCCACCACAGCCGAGTCACATGCATCCTCAGATACAGTTTTCGCTGGGTCTGTTATGACTACCCACTCAACATCCTTTTGCATCAGCGTTTTCGAATGGTCATAATACCTGAAATACTCCTGTTTGAACTTCTGAGTCTCACTCCCCACTGGCAGGTTCATCATCTCCATGTAGAAGACACTCATCTTACCCTTGTCCCTGTGGGATTGAGCCTCAGCTTTTACCTCCTCAGTGGTCATGAAGTCTGGTGCCAGGGACTCAAAGTTCTCTGTGCAGACTGAGAGTACCGCTGAGTCCCACTCAGGATCATCCAAGCACATCTGGAGGACGGAATCCTCATGCTTGATCGTGTCGATATAAAGGAATTCGTGCTTTTTGGAGTAGCGATCGATGGATTTCATCACGTCCGAGAGAAACCAATTCTTCAGCGAGTCCCGGATCTCATCATTCTTGATCTCGTCCTTGTTTTCCAGGTCGTCGATGATGTACAGGCCAGGACGATGACCATTCCAGTTCAAGCCTCGAATCTGCTGTCCCGGCCCTCTCGGCAGAATAAACACCTCTCCGAACGCCGTCCACGCCAGCTTCGAGAAAGTCTCGTCCATGTCCGGATCCTTGGTGATCTTTATGGATCCGAACAACTGCTTGATCGCCGGATTGGTCAGCAGCTCTCGCTTCAGATTCTCCGTCTGCATCTCCGCGAGAGTGGATGAAGCACTGATATAAACGATGAAGGGCGTTTCCCGATAAAGGATCGCTTTGCATGCCCTAGCCCTCGCCAGCGTAGTTTTGCCCAGGCCTCGTGGAGCGGCTATGGCATGTTTCTTGGCGTCAGGATGGAACTTTCCAGGCTTATCTATGACGCTGAAGATCTGGTCATGGAGCGAGCAAAATGGAGAGGTAAACAGATTGGGATGAAACGTCTGCGAGTACAGCCTCGTGTCAAACGCGCACAGCCCCAGGAGCATCTCAAGCTCCGGGTCCTGTTGTTGCTGCTGCGGCGCAAACAAAGCGGACAAAGTTTGACCGCTCAGTTCAGGTTGGAGGAGTCAGGGTGCTGAACGGTGCTCACTATGCGCGGCTTCGCCGCATCGACAAGTTCGGCCTCAGTGAATGGTTCGGGAGGAAGGATTCCGCAGGCACGGGCGGCAGCCAGGCCACGTTGCTTGAGTTGCTCAACGTCCTGGGCAGTATAGGTGGTGGTGCGAACATCGACCTTTTTCGGAGCGCCAAGGCCCGCGAGGTCCAAGAGGACTGTGTTCGCGACCTGCACCTTGAGGGCAGGAGAGACGCCCTCTTCAGCATCCAGAATCTCGTGATAGATCTCGGTAGCCTTCCGGGCTAGCTCAGCGAGGCTCTCCTGATAATACACCGCATCCATATCCCGGGAACCTCGGAGGAGTTCCATCTTTTCTTTGGCCAGCGTGGAGTTCAGCGTGTTCGAAACAGTCTGTGAGGTGCAGCCCAGTTGAGCTGCAATCTCCGTCTGCTTCATCCCCGTCATGGCCAGGTCAATAATCTCATGGTGCAACTGCCAGAGATTCTTGACCTCATAAGTGCGCCGACTGCTGGAGCGCCGATGATCATTCCTGTCGACTGGGAACATGGTCAGGCCCTCGACTGCTCGGTCCCCGTTGGGGGACTCTGTGCATACGGATTGTGAACTCTGGACCATTCAGGACCAGGATCTCTATCCTTCGAAACCACCACGATTCTGCCGCTGTCATCATGTTGCCACATGACTAGCTTGCCTGTAGCAAGACCCACTTCTTCGGTGAAATCGTATTCGGCCATTGCAGGTTCCCTAGTGCTCGGTCGTCTTCGACGACTCCCATTGGATACCAGTGCTACTTCTTCTTCAGCTTCATGGTTTCCTTCATCATGTACTGCATATCAGTATCTTCCCGCTGCTTCGGCGCCATCGGAGCACTCAAGGGCTTAGCCATATCAACCCTCTTCTGTGCCTCGGCCATCCCAGCAGGAAAGTTGATCTGATTGAACGCGCCCATTTCCTTGTGATGGTCAAGCACTGCAGGCTTTCCGGCCATGGTGAACTCCTTCATGTTTTGTCGCCACGGCGACTCCCAGATGCGTTCTCAGTGTTACACCCACGGTACACTAGGGCGCGTGCTGCAATCAAGTCATCTAGTGCCGGGATTCTCCGAGGAGTAGAATGGTCATCAAAAGCCGGCTTTGGCTGACAGTCCTGAAATTTTTTCAGAAAAATTTTTAGCCATGCGGGCGATCACCAGTCACCGCCGCCCAAGCGGTAATAGTTTGACCACTCATTCTCCTGGTTCCCATCGCCTCAATGCCATTATTTGATGACTTATCTGGAAATTTTTGACGCCAGATGCAGCTGCCAACCCGCCGCCGCCAGGGGCCAAAATCCCCCATCGGGGGTGGGCCGAGGCGACCACTACGGGTAGTGGGTGGGCAGGCGAGGGACCACAAGATATTGGGGTCTTGACATTTGGGCTGGGTAGGGTATACTTGCCGCAAGATCGGAGAACGGGACCGGGACGACCGGCCCGCCGATCCCAGGTCTTTGACAATCTGAGTAGCACGCGCCACGCACCGATAGGGGAGCCTACCAAGGCCACGATCCGAAAGGGATGCAGGTTCACGCGCGAAGAGGGGAAGGAATCGGTGGGATGGTTGAGGGCCGGAAAGAGAATGAGACTATGGACGTTATCTTGGCTCGGAAGGCAAAGGATTTGAAGAAGAAATGGACACTCATTGGAACAGCCGTTGACGACGAGGGCAAGGCCGTTGGCCAGACGTTTCGGCGTGAAGATGGATCGTTTGTTGTGGCTTTGGATGAGCCGGTAGCACCCGCGTATCAATACCTGTTGGACGACTAACCATTTTCGGGTCCTCTATCATCCTACCGATTCAAGAGAGGGATGCTTGCTACATAGGCGAGTCTCTCAAAACGACAGGAGAGACTCAAATGGCGAAGAACTTTGTAGTGACGACGATCTCTGGGAGCCACATCATCCTCGAAGGGCTGACGCGCATCTCGCGGAACTACAACGAGAAGAGCGGGCAGTATCAGGTTAGGCCCTGTTATTACACACTCAGGGTGAAGTGTCCGCAGGGCAAGGTGCTGAACGTGAACACGAGCAAGGATCTGAGCGATATCCTGGAGCTCGCGTTCGACAGCATGGCGATCAGGAGTTCGAGCTATCTCCTGGAGCGCACCACCAGCGAGCAAGGGATTCACGGCCTGTTGGGCGATGGGCTGACCAGAGTCGAGCCGACCGAGAAGGTCAAGGAAGTGACCTGGAGAGGTGGGAAGCTGGAGTTGGATTATGCAGACCTATACTCCGATGAAAAGCGCACACGAACGCCCAAGCCGCTGGATGTGAACGCCATGTCCGAGGAACAGGCTCGGGAACTGATGGCGAAGCTGATGGCGAAGCTGGGGCAGAGCGGGGGTGCAGCATGAGTGCCGAGGAGTTCAAGGAGGCCGTTCGGCAGATCCTTGCGAATTACTGCGAGGGGATGCTGACAGAACGGGATGTAGTGCAACAGATCGCAGAACTGTTGATGCAGTAGCACACCACCATTTCACACAACCTGGGGACTCGCCTAGGTGGGAAGCATTCCTCTCTGAGAGGCGTAGATTGCTGGGCATGAAAGGACAGCAACATGGAATTCTGGCTAGTATGGTGTGCAAACTCCAATCCGAACATGCCCTCTCACTGGTTGTTCAGCACAAAGATTGCGGCCGAGCAGCATTGTTTGCTGATGGAAACTGAGTGCCCGTATCTGACAATGTATGTGCAGTACTTCTCGCCGGCTGCTGTTGAAGGTAAGCGTTTGTCCTACAGCAGAAAGCGACACCAGATCACTGAACCTCCTCCATTCCCAACATAACATCTTCCTGCCCAGCAGTATGCGCCTCTCACCAGCAGTAAGTGTAGAATGATGGGCATGAAAGGATCAGACCATGCATCTTATCGACCCACTGCGCAAGGAAACATACTTCTGTGGAGCATACAGAGGTGGAGCAGCCGAACAGGCCAGTGCTGATGTATGCCCACGATGTACAGCAGTTCAATATCTGCGTGAAGCGGAGCACATGATCCGAAACGAATCTAACGCGGATGACATCATTACACATCTTGCAATTACGGTTAGCTACATCGACAAACATCTGTAGTTTAACGCACCACTCCTGCCCATCATTCTGCGCTTACGCTGAGCGGTCAAGTTGTAACCACTCATACACGGGACACTGTTGTCTTCGACGACTCAGCTACTATGTCAGTGCTGATCTACCATGACGGCAGACGCATGGAACGGTGTTTGTGTTGTGTTGTAAGTATTGTATTCAGTATGCGGAATAGGGAAGGGGGGATTTCTGACTGACACATAGTACATACTTACATACAGTTGCTACTTACTATTACTACTCTAAGAAAAAAAAAAAATACTGATATTACACACTATGTATTAATAGATCAGTGTCCATATCCAGAATAGTATGTGTTGTAAGTATGTATTGTGTGTAGTGTGAGTCAGTAAGAAAGGGAACAGACCCTATTTCGAACACTGAATACAATACACACAACACTGTCAGTATCTTTTGTGTTGTCAGTAAAAATACTTCTTGACATGAGGTGCCGTTTCGTGGTAAGGTAAGGGTGAAACAATGGACAGACAGACATTCCTGCCTGTCCGACGCTCACCCAGAAGGAACAATCTCATGGCACCCTACGAGCGACTCTCTGGCAGACGATCTCAAACAGCAACCGCGGTCATATCGCTCCGATATGATCTCCGGGTCTTCGACGTCTTGGAACAGTGGCTTGTCTCCAAGAATTTCCGCCCACGCTCCCGTAACGAGGTGCTCAACACAGCACTAAACGCATTCGCAGAGTTAATCTGCCAAGAAACTGGCATGCCTCTGCCCTCCACCGCGCAGGCTCAGGAAACCGCCTGCGTCCGCTGGGGTGATCCAAACGCAGATGGACGCCTGCGCTCCTCCATGACTGATCAGGTACAGCGCGAAGCCGAAGCAGAAATGTATGAGCGACCAATGCCTGGAATCCACACACCAGTCAAGGCCAGTGACGCCATCCTTACGCCAGCACAGCTGGAACTCGCAGCAAAGATTCTGAGCCAAGTTCAGGATCAGGAGCAGTGGAAAGGACTGGAGCATCTCAATCATGTCCAATCCAATCTGCCCCAGGCCAGTAACTCACGTCTCAGTTATGCAGTCGACACTCTGCGCAAACAGGGCAGTCTCGCAGAGACACCACAAATCGGCTCCCAGACTAACATCGCCTGTCCTCAGTGTGGCCCAGACGTTCTCATGCTGCGTCAGCCTCACAATGCCAAAGAGGACAGACTTGTCTGCCCTCAATTCCCTGAGAAACACTTCTCCCATACTCGCAAGGAAACCTCCAAAGAGGATGTCGGAGAGGCTGAATTTGACGACGCAGCCTTTGCTGAGAAAGAGCGAAAAAAGCAGGAACAACTCGACAGAGATGACGAGATCATGCTCGAAAAGATTCGTAAAGCCAAAGAAGAGAAAGAATGATCCACACCCACGAGCGGTCAATAGTTGACCACTCAGGACTTCGTCCTGGAGAAGAAAGGAAGGCTGAAAATGTCAGAAACAGATCCACCGCGCCCATGTCCAATCTGTTACTCCTGGCCCTTGCGCCCTGAGAGCCCTGAGCCCATTCTCGAAGAATGGCACGGACAGCGCATCTCGCACCATCCAGAGTGTGGGATGCTGTTGGGGCCGGCAGGCTATCACCCACCGCAGAAGGAGGAAGAGGCACATGCGTAAGATCGCTGTGAACAAGCAGTTTGGTGGCTTCGGGCTCTCCAGAGCAGCTATTCTCAGAGCGCGAGAACTCTCGGGCCTCCCACGATGGGGAGAGACACACATCGTTGGGGATACCTGGGAAGAGGATGGAACTCCTGTCGAGGAGGACTATGATTCGATCACTGGCATTTCGCGGGACGACCCCATTCTTCTCCAGGTCCTCTCAGAGCTCGGTGCTGACGCAGACGGGCGATTCGCATCCATCGTAGTGCTGGAGATCCCTGAGTCCCACTACTGGGAGATCGACGATTACGATGGAATGGAATCCCTGGTTCACTCAGAGTCTCCAATCCTGCACGACTAACCACCATGCACCAACGGCGCGCACTCAGAGGAGGCATGAAATGGCCTACGCCGGAGGCAATCCCAAGACCAAGAAACAGTTGAAGGAATGGATCAGCAGTGGGAAAAGGGTGGGCATATTCTCTTCTGGCCCCTTCGGCTGCACAATGAATGGCACCGACACCATTGAGGGCCCACAGTACCCAGCACCACACAAATGGTACGCCCGCGTGGAGGTCGTGAACGGATACATCACGAAGGTCCTGGGCTAACTCTGAGCGGTCAACAATTGACCACTCGAACTTCCCTCGCAGGAGGCACACCGATGGCACAGCACAAAATCCATTGCCCCTTCTGTCATGTAGTGCTCACATGCACCAAGAAGCACAAGGTCATGAAGTGCTCAGATTGCGGGGTGATGTTTGATCCCTCTCCGTTCTGCGCCGCGCAGCCGAAAAGGAGGAAGGAACCGTTGGAGGAACCGAGGGACACTCGCCCTCTTCCTGTACCCTTCATGGCCAGTTACCCTGCGCGCCTGCTGGACTATGCCCTGTCCAAGGTTCAGTGGGGCTCACTCAGTGTTGGGATTGTCTGAGGCGCGTCAGCGCCTGAGCGACGAAGTCGCAGCTGCCCGCCGAGGCTCCTCCCGGCCCAGTCCAGTTCAACGGGAGATGGACGCCCATTTGGAGGAAGAAGGAGGCCACACTGCCATGTCCAACCGGCGCTACCTCATCCTTGTGTTCCTGGGAGCCCTCCTCGCAGGCTCCCTCCCACTCCTACTCCAATGGATCTGTGTCCACTGGAAACTTTTGAGATGAGAAAGGAGACAGGCATGATAACTCTGTTCAAAACCTTCGAGATCGAGGAGCGTTCCCTGACAGGATTCGAGTTCGAGCTAAAGTTCAAGATCTACCCTGGCTCCAGTGACACCTGGGATGAGCCCGGCGATCCACCAGAGTGCGAGTTGCTGGAGGACTCGTTCGAGAAGGACCTGGAACTCTGGCTCAGCGAGCTGCGCAAGGCTGCCACCACCTGGCATGATGACTTGTTGCGAGACAGGGATCTGGACACGGAGATCCTGGAAAAGGCCGACGAGGAGTACGAGGCCAGTCTCGAATCCCAGGCTGAGCGAGACTTCGATGACTGGGAGCCCGTTGATATGTATCCCTACAGCGAAAAGGACTAACCATGCCCTCTCCTCAGTGCAAACACATGTGTGGCCAGAACGGATGGATCTGTCCTGACTGTAGCGCGGCGCTCGTTGCAGCGAATCACCGTCTCGCAAAGAAGGTAGAAGAGTTTGTAGCTCTGCAAGAGGACTGGCACGAATGGAATGACAGACTATCTGCGGAGCTCAAACGCAGCACAAACGAAGCCATCGAGGTAATCGACAAGCTCTCCGTCGAGAAGGATATTCTGTCCTCGGGGCTTCGCTGGTTGTGGGAAGGCATGCGTGCGGACGAGCGTCCACTAATGATGAACGAAGCCTTCCATCTCGCCTACTCCAGCCAAACAATTTCCGTCTCCATTCAAAAAACCCCTTGACACAGAAGCCACCCCCGTGGTACGCTTCACAAACAATCGGAGCACACAACGCTCCTAACTGGCACCTCAACACGACAGGAGGGACCACACCATGACACCCGAAGAACTCGCCATGCATACCATGAAGCGCCTCCAAGCCCGCGAAGAATGCAAACAGATCCACACCCAGCTCTTCGAACTCGAGACGGCGCTCACTCAGCTTCGCGCCGACTTCGACACCGCACACAAGAAGTTCGCCTACCACGATCGCATCATCGCCAACCACGAGGGCAAGATCAGGGTCATCCCTGTGAATGCCCGCAGGCGCACTCGCCCAATCGTCGTAGTCCCTGCCGTAGTCCTCGACATTGAAAAAATGTCCCTCGATGACGCAGCCTCACTCCTCGCCCAGCTCACCGCGAAAATGGGCATCACCCTCTCACCAGAAGAAGGAGAATAAGGATGATCGACATCACTGGACTCGACAAGGCAACCGTTCTCGCAGCCCTTTACAATCACTCCAAACCCCAGGGCATGGGCTTCCTCCACTTCGATCCCACTCCCATGACTCCCGAGGAGGCCGCCACCCACCTCCAGCGCTCCATGTACACCGATTACCTGAAGGGTCGCATCATCAAGGTTGATCTCAAGAATGACGAATTCAACGAAGCCTTGTACGACCGGGATCTTGGCTCCGGCGCTGCAGCAGAGGCCGTAGACAGCATCCGATAGCCCATCCACTCTTCCTCCCTGCCTGTGACCAACTCAGACAAGGTCCTACTGGGGACCGACTCACCGGGTGGTGGAGAACACAGGCAGGGAGGACCCTCGCACACCACTTTGAGCGGTCACAAATTGACCACTCAGCTCGAAAGGAAGGTGAACCGGCACAGCATACCACGCGCATCACCCACCTGGAGCCCACAACATTCATGCTCAATGAAAGGATCACTCTCATGAAGACCGTTGAACTGGAAGTCAAGACGAAGAAGAAGGACTCGGATGACGTCGTGAACGCTACCGTCAATTACAAGATGGCCGACTCGCTGGACGAGGCCGTCTCCATGTACGGCCAGGAGGTCGTGTGGGGCCTGCTGGAGAGCCAGATCCAGACCAACGCGCAGAACATCGCGCGCGCAGCCCTCCGAGACGGTCGGGACGCGCAGGCCGCCGCTGACGGTTACACTCCTGGTGTCCGCCGCGAGCGCGCTCCGGTGGATCCGATCGCCGCTACGCTCCAGCGCGCCGACAGCGGTGCCATGTCTGCGGACGATCTGCAGAACCTCATCGCGCAGCTCCAGGCTCGCCTGGGCGCCGCGGGCTAGTCGCTCAACACTGGGAGAGGGTGCAGTCCTGGCCCTCTCCCTTTTTTGGGAGCTGGACAGCCATCACTTTGTGCCAACAACGACAGCATTCAAGGAGACGGTCATGCGCAACAAACAGCACTTCGTCTGGCTTCGAGGAGATAACCTCACACTGTGTGGGAAGGAGGATCCCTCACGGAGGGCGATCACCCCAACAGAGTGGTTCCCCATCTCTCACGACGCCGACTGTCCTGTCTGCATTCGTGCAGTTCGTGCTCACTTCTTCTCCCAGCGTCGGCTCGTAGAGTTCGATAAGCTGTGCGAGACCATCTGATGAACCGCCGCTATTGGCTCACCCTGGGCCTCATCGCATTCCTTGGCTTCTCTGGATGGCACATCATGTTGACTCTCCAGACACTCGCTATGCGGGCGGAGCTAGACCAGGTTCGAGCCGCCCAGGAGCTTAAGACTGAGGGCTATTACTGCGTAGTCGCTGAGGCTGTTACCAAGGAGCCTCGCAGGAACCATATGCTCGTTCTGGAAAGGTTCGTGCCATGACCAGGACCATCCCTGACCAGCATCCACCGTCCAGTCGGCGGCGCGGAATCATGCTCGCCCAACCATTTGACGAAAAGCGCCTCGCCAAGTGGACTCCTCCCTTCATCGTGCAGCCCAAGCTCGACGGAGAGCGCTGTCGTGCAGTGATCGGGAAGAATGGGAATGTGGTGCTCCTCAGCTCCGAGGAACATATGATCCTCTCCGTTCCACACATCACCGAGGCTCTCCGCTCCCATAATCTCCATGACCTCGAACTGGATGGAGAACTGTACTGTCACGGCATGTCCTTTGAGGAGATTCACTCTCGCGTGGGCCGGACTGTGAACCTCCACGCAGACTCAGCCCAGATGGAGTACCACATCTTCGACCTCGCAGAGGCGGGGCTTCCTCAGCGTTTCCGCACAGATGTACTGGAGCTGCAGGGGCAGATTTTCCAGTCTCCCTTGCACATCGTCAAGTCCCTCCGTTGCCATTCTCTGGATGAGATCCTCCAGGCCTATGACAGTTTCATCGAACTGGGCTACGAAGGAATCATCGTTCGCCAGGCCGACGCTCTGTACGAGCGCAAACGCAGTCTCTGGGTCATGAAATTCAAAGGAAAGAAGGAAGATGTCTACGAAATCGTGGGCTCAGCTGAGGAGATCGACCAGCACGGTCTACCAAAGAATCGCCTCGGTTCTCTTACCTGCCGTGGCTCTGATGGCACTCTTTTCTCCGTTGGTACTGGCTTTACTGCTGATCGGCGTGCCGAGCTGTGGCAAATGCGGATGAGCCTCCCTGGTCAGTTCGTCCGAGTCAAATACCAGCACCAGACCGAGAACCACGTTCCACGCTTTCCCGTCTTTGCTGAACTCTTCACCATCGAAAGGAGCTAACCATGTCCACCGTTGAAATGCTCAAAGAAACTCCTGAACGCAAGGATCGTGCTGAGAGATTCAACAAGCTCATTGAAGACCTCCGCTCCATCGGTCGAGAACTCTACGAGGACGTAAAGGATCTGCCCAAGGGTCAGCGCTCTGCCGGCCTGCTCACCATCGGCACGATGCTCCGCGTGTTCGACATTGCGGTCGAGCAGCATGACAACCGCTTCATCACCTATCTCAACGAGGGCATCGACCGCTGGGAAAAGCGCACCCCGAACGCATACGACCGACTCCTGAAACTCGCCTCGGAGATCTGTGATTGCTCTTCCTGCTCCGCTCCCGATTGTCCTGACCGCACTGCTCCTGAGTCCGCGGCTCACTGAAAGGCTCAACTATGCCCCGCGTATTCGTAGTGAACCGTTCCTCTCATGACCTCTCCAAGGCAGAGCCCTTCGGCGAGTTAATCTACCTCTCCGAAGGTCCCATGTCTCGTTACGCCACGAACAACATGCATCGTCAATTCAGCGAGATCCTGAGGGACTCTGATCCGGAGGACTATCTACTCCTGTGCGGTCTCAACATCATGAATTGCCTGGCCTGTTCCGTGTTCTCCCATCTCCACAATCGCCTGAATCTATTGCTCTTTAAGGAGGGTCGGTACATCGAACGCAACCTCGTCTTCGACTGAGCGGTCAATCTTTAACCACTCAGCCCACCCACGACAGACTAAAAGGAGCCCATCATGTTGAACTACCAACAGGCCATCAAGCGTCTGATGAAGATTCCGGGCGTGACTGATGTTTCGATTCAACGATCGGTGTGGCATAAGTACGAAGATAACAATGGATACAATGGCTTCCTGTTTGCTGGTTTGAAAATCGTAGCCCATACTGCTGACATAACGCCCCATCCCCAGTCCCTCGAACAGGTCGTTGTGGCTCTGGAGAACAGGATGGCTGGAAGGAACCCAGAATGAGCTTCACCGATCTCCGCTATCCCATTCCCACCCACCCTACATGGGACGTCATCGATCCTTCGAAGCTTCAGTGCTTCCTGGATTGTGAGCGGCAGTACTTCTACCAGTACGTCCTGGGCTGGAGACAGGATCGGATGGACAACCATTTGCACTTCGGTACCTCCTGGCATAAGGCGATGGAGTTCCTTCTGAGGAATGGCTACGATCAGAACTCCATCATGGGAGCCTATCTCGCATTCGAGCGAGAGTACAGAAAGGTCTTTCCCAAGGACACCGACTACCTGATGAACCAAAAGACTCCTGCCAACGCCCTCATGGCCCTGGTAGAGTATGCAGCAAAGTACCGAGCCGACCTCACCAACTATGAGGTCCTCTACACCGAGGTCGGAGGCACTGCCCCGCTGTACGAGGACCTGGTCCTCCACTACCGCATCGACTCCATTCTGAGGGAGCGCAACACTGGCCTGATCATTTCCCTGGAACATAAGACTGCATCCAGTGAGTACATGTGGGACCTTCAGTGGCCCCTCTCGATCCAGGTCAACACATACACTCACGCGCTGTACTGTTTCTTTCCTCCTGAACAGGTGAAGGGCGTTGTCATCAACGGAGCCGTGTTCAAAAAGACTAAGGCTCCCACATTCGCATTCCCCCGTGCTCCTGTATACAAGCGTCCGGAGCAGCTTCAAGGATGGCTCCAGCACACCCAGTTGAGGGCCAAGCAACTCCAGACCGAGTTCGAGATCTTGAGCGGATCATCTGATTCTGACCCAGTTCTGGACGCCTTCCCTCTGCGCCCCGTGAGCTGCACCAAGTTCTTCGGCTGTCCCTATCATGCCTTCTGTGTGGCATGGCAGAATCCACTCCAACACTGTGAAAGTGTACCATTGGGCTTCGTACAAGAATGGTGGGATCCTCGTAGGGATGAAGTCAGCACTAAGGTAGAGAACGGAAAGCTTGTGGAGGTGACACATGAGGAAAGGTCATGATCAATCTCCGAAAGCCAGGATCGCATCCCAACGCAACTGGGCTATCTACAGAATGAAAGGAATAGCAGTGCAACTTGATTCGATGACGAGAGAGTCCTGCATTGATATAGATGCTGTGGAGGCTCTTCGTCTGGCCCTATCTTTCCTCCACACTGCAATCAAGTATCAGAAAGGATCCTAACATGGACCTCACCGAACTCTACGCAAACCAAGGCAGTGTCTTCATCATGATCATCGGTAAGTCCGGCAGAGGGAAGAGCGCCTCGCTGCGCAATCTCCCGCCGGAGGAAACCTACCTGGTAAACGTCGTTGGCAAGCAGCTTCCCTTCCTCGGAGGCTCCATGAAGTACCGCATCGGGCAGAACATGTCCGTCGCATCCGAAGCTGGCTCCATCCAGTACGACATGCAGAAAGCCTCCAAGGACTCCAAGATCAACTACATCGTCCTTGACGACATCCAGTACGTCATGGCCAGCGAGTTCATGCAGAAGGCCATGATCAAGGGTTACGACAAGTTTACTCAGATGGCCAAAAACATTTGGGACATTCTCCTCCTCGGCACCAAACTCCGTCCCGGCCTGAAGGTCTTTGTCCTCGCTCATGAGGAAGAGACTCAGTCCGGAGAAAGGAAGATGAAGACCCTGGGCAAACTACTCGACGAGAAACTCACTCCGGAAGGCATGTCCACCATCGTCCTCTACGCAGACGCAGAAGGAGAGAAAGACAAGCGCAGATTCTTCTTCACCACCCAGTCCGACGGCTACACCAATGCCAAGAGTCCAATGGAGATGTTCCCCCTTCGCATCCCCAACGATCTCAAACTCGTCGCTGACAGGGTGGACGAGTACTACAGCGGGGTGCCGCTCAGTGAGTCGAAGCTGAAGTTTGACCTTTAGCAGAAAGGAGCCGACATGAAATGCGGCGCATGTGGAGCAGAGATTTGTGAGGATTGTGGGAGAGAACTGGAACAGAATTCTCTGGGCATCTCGGCGTGTACCGAGTGTGATCCAGAAGAGTTCGTTGACGATGAAGAGTTGGTCGAGGAGGAAGATTAGTCATGAGAGCTGACCGATGGATCATGCTCACAGGAATTCAAGGAGGCGAACTGGCCATTTATTGGCCTGACATTAGCGCGATGCAGCGGCATGAATCTCCTGCAATCAACAAACCTGATCCAAAAGCTGAGATGTCTCTGCCATCTCAGACAGTCATCTCAGTACATCGTATCGGCCACATCTTTGCAAAGGAGACACCAACCGAGATACTCCAGCTCATTCGCACCCAGCAGGATCAGGAATACGCTTAGCAACACACTGAGTGGTCAAATTCTGACCGCTCAAACAACGCCCACAGAGTGGGCAAAGGAGAGTACCATGGCCTTGTATGACTTCACAGAACAGTTCAAGTCCTTCGTTCCCCCGCATGTCGTTCCGGAAGGGGAGTACAAAATCCGCATTATCGAAGTAAAGGAGGACAATGATAAGAACGGGAATCCCTACTGGCTTCCCAAGTTCGAGATCGTCGATGATCCGACTGCGAAGACCTTTACCTGTTTCATCGGCCTGCCCAGCGCCGGGAAGGATCCTCGTCGCTCCAATGACGATATGGAATACGCCATGAAGTTCATGGCAGCCTTTGGAGCTGGAGACTTCTCCCGTACGATTGATCCTCAGTCCTGGATCGGCCGCGAGGGATGGGCCGTCCTGAAGATTAAGGCTGATGAGCAGTACGGCGACCAGAACGCCATCAAGGCCTTCACCACCAAGCGTTAACAAGGAGTGAGAGGGAGAGTGGTGCTGTCCGGCCACTCTCCCTTTCCTTGTTTCAGGGAGTAAGGAAATGAGCGTACAACGTAGTGAAGTTGTAACAGTTATAGTTGATGGTGAACATTACCAGTACATCGCCAATGCTTTGGAGCTGGCACGCAGATACATCGTCCACAAAAGAGGAGGGGCACACTCTGTAGGAAGAGTAGACGAGTTCTCTCCCGAAGAAATGCAGCATACAGAAGCTGCTATGCAAGAGTTCTGGGGAGTCTAACATGACACAATTCCAGGATCCAACACAGCGCATTCGTCTCACTGTAGAGATTCGAGAAGACCAGCGCGTGGCCATGAATCAGCTCATTCCATGGGGCTGCATGAAGCCACTGTTCGAGCATATCATTGATGATCTGATCTTGATGCTCAAAGAGAACGGCTCAGCCAGGACTATCGCGCTGATTCTCACTGAGAAGATTAGCCCCTCACAGTGTATGCCCTCCCTTTCCATGGGAAAGGAAGCCTCCAAATGAACATCGACAACATCGGCACTTCCCTCAGCGACCTAACCAACGAACAGCTCCTTGAGCTGATTCGTCTCCGCCGCTCTCAGCGTAGAGCGATTGCTCCGAAGGAACAGTCTGCAAAGCGCACCACTCAGCGCAGTGCTTCACTCAAGGTGGATAGTGCTCCGAAGAGCCTGAACGTAAACGCCATGTCTCGTGAGGAGATGCTTGCGCTGTTGGCCCAGCTCCAATCCCGTGTCACTCCTAGTGGAGAAACAGAATGAATCCAGCCGAGCTTTGCCCCATCCGCAGGCCCTCCGTCGCAGTCATCTCCCCTGATCTAATCCATTTCGGCGACCGCCGGAGGGAGGAATATGGCGACCTCAACTCCTTGGCCCACTCCCTCAAAGAACGCGGCATCATCTCCCCGCTCGCTGTTAAGCTCACCCCTGATGCAGAGAAACCCTATCTTCTACTCGCAGGTGGCCGGAGGTTTCGTGCAATTGAGATTGCTGGCATCACTGAAATCCCCGTTCGCGTGTATGAGGAAGACCTATCCGAGCTAGAGATTCGCAGTATCGAACTTGCGGAGAACTTCCATCGGAAGAATCTCGAGTGGCTAGAAGAGGTGAAGCTCAAGAAAGAGATTCACAGTCTCCAACAGGAGATTCACGGAGTCCCCATGAACGGTCAGCGCATCGCTGGCTGCGGCTGGTCTCTCCAGGACACCGCCGATCTTCTCAACAGATCCAAGGCCTCCATCATCTCCGATATGCGCATCGCGGACGCTGCTGAGAAACTCCCCGAGCTGTTCAAGAAGTGCAAGAGTAAGTCCGACGCATCGAAGGTCGTACAGAAGATCGAGCATACCATGTTGCTCGGTGAACTTTCAAAGCGCGTCCAGATCGAACGCAAGAACGACGACTCGTTCAAGAAGTTCTCCGACGCCTACATGGTCCGGGACTTCTTTGAGGGTGCTGCTGAGCTCCCTAGTGGCATCTTTAACCTTGTCGAGCTAGACCCGGACTTCGCCATTGACGTCAAGGATAACTTCCGCCATTTCGGCTCGGATCATGAGCAAGCCTACACTGAGGTCAGCCGAACAGATTTCCCTGTGTTCTTCCAGCGCGTTGTCAAGGAGCTGAATCGCCTCACCGCCGAGCACGCATGGATCATCTGCTGGCACGCCTACGAATGGACCGGCTTTGTCATGGACACCTTCCGCCAACAGGGCTTCCACGTCTCCATGACGCCCGGCTACTGGATCAAGCCCAACCACAATGGCCAGTCCAACGCCCCTCAGTACAACCTCTTCGGAGGTGTCGAGCCCTTCATGGTCGTCCGCAAGGGTTCCCCAACGCTGGCAAAGCCTGGACGACTCAATGAATTCGTTTACAATCCTCTCAAGAGTGCAGAAAAGATTCACCCCTTCGAGCGCCCGCTGGACTTGATGATGGAGATTCTCTCCACCTTTACTTTCCTGGGCAGCCGCGTCCTGGTTCCATTCCTCGGCAGCGGCAAAACTATTCTCGCCGCCCACCGTCTGGGCATGACCGCCGTAGGCTTCGATCTCTCCTCACAATACAAGGACTCGTTTCTTGTGAAGGCAGCGAAAGGAGATTGGAAATGATTACTCCGACACACTACACAGATTGTGAGGGAGGACTTATTCATCCCTGGACAGGTGGGCCAGTTCCAACAGATAAGCTGAGTCATCGAGCTGGGCTATGGCTTAACATCAATGGATACAAAGTTCATGCTTTGTTCATTGGGCATCCTGCAGAGGTAAAACAATTCTCCCGCTGGGATTGCGTCAATGGCTGGACTGACAACGAACCAAAGGAGAAACCTGTGGGCCAAGACAACGGAATGGATCGCGTCGAGTGTCCTGCTTGTGGACCATCTGCTCGATCCCCCGGAGCCCTAGTCGAGATCCAACCTGGCTGGCCTGCTACAGATCCTCATTGTGCTAAGTGTGGCCAACCTATTGATGCTGGCCATCCCTGGCCTCCCATTATCCTTGAGACCTGTGAAGTCCTCGCTGATCGTCAGGATCAGTACGGTGACCCAGAGAACTCCTTTGCCCTGATTGCCGGCTACTGGTCAGCCTACACCCAGCATCATATCACTGCTACTGACGTCGCCCACATGATGGCCCTCTTCAAGATCGCACGCCTCGCTGTAACCTCCAAACGAGACAACTACAAAGACGCCATTGGATACCTCGTTCATGCTGCAGACCGCCTAACCTAAGCGGTAAAACTTTGACCACTCAGAAAGGAAATGGAGCATAATGCCACGCATAACAGTCCCTGGCTCTGGTCCGCCCGACGCTCGGATTGCGCTGGTAGGCGAGCAACCTGGCAAGCAAGAGTCCCTCCAAGGTCGCCCATTCATTGGCCCCGCTGGGCGTGTGCTGGACGAATGCCTCGCCATCGCAGGGATCATTCGTTCCGATCTCTACCTTACCAATGTCATCAAGACACTGGAGAAGCCCCTCGAGACTTACGTCGTGAAGCCTCAGCGTGGGGATGTTCAGTGGTCAGCTGAGGGACTAGAGTATATCAACGTGCTCGAAGCTGAGCTCAGAGATCTTCGCCCAAATGTTGTTTGTGCGATTGGAAATGTCGCACTCAATGCTCTTACTATGAGATGGGGGATCACTAAGTGGAGAGGATCAGTCCTCCCATCTACTCTTATTCATGGACTCAAAGTCATTCCCTGTATCCATCCGGCCACAGTCCTCCCGGACAAAGGGCAGTATCTGAACAAGCATCTCATCATCAACGACCTGGCATGTGTAAAGAGGAACTCTGACTCTCCCGACATCCATCTCACAACTCGTGAACTTCTCATCCAACCAACCTACCATGAGGTCCTCGCGTACCTCGACGTTACGCACCAGGAGGGCCTGCTCGGTCAGGTCATAGACTTCGA